CCTGAATTGGTACGCTTTGGTCGTGCTGGCACAGTTATTCCTAATTCAAGACTTATGGAAGGTGGTGAATATGGCGGCGGCATGACACAGGTTGTGTATAACATCAGCGCAGTAGATGCACCAAGTTTTAAAGCATTGGTAAGCCAAGATCCACAGTTCATTTATAGCGTAACACAAGTTGGCGGTAGAAGAGCAGGTGTAAGATAATGAGTATACAAACAATAGTTAACAACGCAAGCAGCATTACAATTGACCGCCACAAGACCAGCGGCCAAACAATCAGTCGCAGCGGCATACTACGCACAGCAGAACTTGCTAGTAATGTGCCATGGCTGTTCACAGTTGAAATGCACAATGGTTTGACCTACAGTACCAATCGTGCTGTCACAGAAGAAATTGACAGACTAGATAGAACCATAGAAGAAACTATCAACATTGGTAGCAGCAACGCAGGATTAGCGTATATCACAGCGTATCAAGGTGATGCAGCAGGCATTACCAGTGCAACCATTAACAGCGTAAGCGGCAGCAATATCTATTTGAATTGCAGCAGCATTGGTGCCGGGAGTGGTTATTTGTTTCGCAAAGGTGATTATATTCAACCAACCAGCAGTTACAGATATCCCTACACAGTAACCGCTGACGTTGCCTACAGCACCAGCAGCAATGTGACCATTCCTGTGCACCGCCCAGTGATTAGCCAAACTGGTTATACTTTTGCTGGCAAAGGTATTGTGGTTGGCAGCAATGTAACTTGGCGTGTTAAGATGCTTAAGAAGCCAACATACACAATTGTACCTTATGACAGAATTCAGTGGGACAGTGAGTTCCAACTAATAGAAGTAATTACGGAAGTTTAAGATGACAACACCTATTAGTGCAGTAGACGGTCAAAATAATATTAGCCATGCGCTGTTCATGGATATTACTCTTGGCGGCACTACTTACTATGTGAGTAGTGCATACAAACCTATTACCATTGGCGCTAACACCTATAACCAACTAGGTTATTTTTTACAAGCAGGCAGTTTACAAGACGATCTAAAAAGCAATAACAATGACATGCAGATCAGTCTTAGTGGTGTACCCAATACACTAGTAAGCATTGTACTAGGTACACCTATCAAAGGTGGTAAGGTTGTAATTAAGCGCGGCTTCTTTGATACCAACACTGATGAAATTATCAGTGGACAAGTGTACACACGCTACACAGGTATTATTACTAATTTTAACGTCGATGAACAAAATGATCCGTTCAGTGGTGATAGAACACATACTGTGGTAATCAGTTGTGCAAGTTTAAACCAATTACTAGAAAACAAAGTAATGGGACAAAGAACAAACGGCAGTGATAGAAAAAGATTCTATCCAGGCGATATCAGTTTTGATCGTGTAAAAGATCTACAAGGTATTAGTTTTGACTTTGGTAAGAAATACACCGGTGGTACCGGCTATGGCGGTGGATACTATGGTGGCGGTGGGGGCGGCGGTGGCCGCTTTGATGGATTTGATTTCAATATCAATTTGAATTAGGTGTAACATGAAAATAAGATTTGCAGGTATAAAAGATTTTGATAGAATAATGTCGTTGATGATTAATTTTGCTAATGCTGCTCCTATAGAAGCATTGCGTAATCCAAAGTACAATTACCGAGGTGTGCAAAATTTCTTAACAATGATTTTAAAAAGCGGAACAATTATTGTTGGTGAGGTAGACGGAGTGATACAAGGCATGTTGATTGCGGGCGTTGATAACAATCCATGGTTACCTCATGTAAAGACATTGAAAGAATTAGCATGGTGGGTTGAACCAGAGTATAGAAATACCAGTTTAGGCTATCGCATTTTGAAAGAATATATTAGAGTAGGCAAGTTAGGTCGAGAAGTAGGTGCAATCAGTAATTTTACAATTACAACATTGATGGACAGTCCAATCAGAGACTTGGAAAGGTTTGGTTGGAAGCCCATCGAAAAGAATTATGTTTATGAGGGTGAGTAAATGGCAGTCTTTACAGCGATAGGTGCAGCAATTGCAGGTGCTATTGGTTTAACCGGTACCTTTGCAACCATTGCAGGTGTTGGTCTCAGTATTGCTGGTACAATTGTTGCCGGTGCTGTTGCTGCTGGTCTTGCATATGGTACTGCAAAGATACTTGGTGTGGGTAAAGTACCTAAACCAGAGGATCCTGGCGCAAAGATTCAGTTACCGCCCGGCACTGATAATAAAGTAGGCAAACTATACGGTCGCAATTACATGGGCGGCATTATCATAGATGCTGAAATCAAAAATCAAAACAAAACAATGACTTACGCATTGGTGTTAAGTGAATTTACACCAGGCGAAACATGGACTGTGAATAAGATTTATCGCGGTGACAATGAATTGGTGTTTGGTTACAGCGGTGCTCAAAATCACATTGTAAGTAGTATTATTGACAGCAACGCAACAGCGACCAATAGTGTAGGCATTCAAAAGAAATGGGATAATGGTAAGATCCGTTGCAGAGTTTATGCTGGCGGCAGCAGTAGCACCAATCAAATCTTTCCAACCACAAACAAAGTAAACGCATATGGATCGGGCACAGGACAGTTTAGTAACTGGAGTGCATCAAATAGTATGGCTAATTTAGTTTTTGCTATTTTTGAAATTGATTATGATCCAGAGAACAACTTGGTGCAGTTGGATGCTATTACATTTGATATTGAAAATAATGTAAGCAACCCAGCCAATGTGTTACTTGATTACTTACGCAACGACCGCTATGGTTGTGATCTTGCTAATACTTTTATTGATACTGACAGTTTCAATGCTTGGGCTACACATTGCAGCACCAGTGTAAATTATTACGACAGCGCAAATGTGTTACAAAGTCATCCACGCTATGAAATTGATGGCATTGTTAGCACCTACAACAATTGCAAAGATAACATTGACAAGATTTGTCGCAACAGCGGCGCATTCTTTACCTACAATAATAAATCAGGTAAGTTTGGTATTGTGGTTAATCGCGCAGCCACTACTGCTGAAAAAGCCAATGCCTATGTGTTTAATGATGACAACATTGTTAGCAAAATAACATTGACCAATACTGACCTGTTTAATCTATACAATCAAATGGAAATAGAATTTCCCAGTGTTGTACAAAAGGATCAAACTGACACAGTATTTTTAGAAACACCATCTGGCAGTAGAAATATCAATGAGCCGGACAACAAACTAAATGTTAGATTAGACATGGTCAATGATCGTGCTCGTGCAATTAATCTTTCCAACATTGATTTACGCCAAAGTCGCTTTAGTACTGTTCTACAATTTAGAGCAGACTATCAAGCACTACAGGTTGACGTAGGTGATGTTGTTAAAGTTAGCAATGAAATCTATGGCTTTACTAACAAACTGTTCCGCGTAATGCGTACCACTGAAGTTGAAGATACAGATGGTATGCTTAGTGTTGATATATTATTGTTAGAATATGATGACAGCATTTATACAGAAACTGTTGAAAATAGTAGTGTGATACCAGACAATAGTGGTATTCCAAACTGGTGGGCATGGAACGCCAATGCTAATATTTCATTAGGCAATATTACCATTGCCAGCAATGTGATTTATGGCAGTAATGCAAACATCTACAATCCAAATACAGGTAATGTGGTAGCAAATATCAACATCAATGATGCAATTATCGGTGGTAACATTAACTTTGGTAACACTTCACCGTGGGTTAATATTCCTATCTTTGTGCCAGGCAACACAACATTTGATACTGCGGTTGTAGAAGTTATTAATAATAACACAAGTAATATTGATAACACAAATGGTAGTACAACTACAATTGTTACACCACCAGGTGGATTTCCATATTTTGCACCAGGTAGCACATTTAACTTTGTGCGTGACCTAAACAATTTTACAAACCTAAACGGTGGTGATGATTTTAGATTCCAGATACACTTAGAAGATAGTATGACTGGTACTAGAAGTAATGTTGTTACTACACCACCAATTGCTATCAATGTAGAAAACATTATTGACAACAAACAAATTGCTCCATATGGTGCTGGTACACAGTTAGAAAATTTTGCAGATGCAAGTCCTAACTTAGCAAATACTGCTGCAACATATACTAATCTACTAACACCAATTACCTATGACCTAACTGGTATTGACCAAGGTGAATATATTTTAGATGGTAGTGCATTTCCAAGCGGTAGTTATTATAGTGGTGCACAATTAGGATTTAAGAGCAATGCAAATGTGTTGTATGCAAATACCACACACCAAGCAACTGTAACTTATGGCGGTGGTGGCGTTGTACTAACAACCAGTACAATTATGCCAACACTTGTTGATAGTCGCAGTATCTTTATTGATGTGCCTTATCTAAACAGTCTAAATCCAAGCATTGCATTAGACATGTTACCAGTAAGTGCAAACGTCTGGGCACAAGGTTACAGCACACTTTCAAATGCTGTGTATACTAGAAGTTTTGGTGATCCAAAAGTAAACTTATTTAAGATCAATGACAGTCAGGTAGAACCATAATGTTTAAAACAATCTATGATAAAACAACTGGCGAAATACTAAGTTGCCGTCGCATCAGTGAAGAACAATTACAATCAATATTGGCTACTAATCCCAATTGGGATGTGCTAAGACGTGCAGTAGATGGCATTGGTAAAAATCGTGTCAACTTAGAAACATTAAAGATTGAACCAATACCTGTACCTCAACCCAGTATTGCAAACTTAATTAGAGAGCGTAGAAGATTTTTACTTGAAGGCAGTGATTGGAGTCAGTTACCCGACAATGGTCTCAGTGATGCAAAAAGAGCAGAGTGGGTAGTATATCGTCAAGCCTTAAGAGACCTGCCAGATGATCAAGGAACAGTAAATAGTTTTGATGAAGTAGTGTGGCCTACGCCACCACAATGATATGGAGAAATAAATGTATAAGATTGTTGTAGAATATGTTCATGCAAGTTTAAGTGTTGAAGCAACTGTAACAGGCACAGACCGTGCAGATTGTATTGCACAAATTGAGGCTGTTATGGAAACCAGTACTGCACACGAATATCGTATTGTAAGCGAAAGCACAATTTAACTGGAGCCATAATGCCATTTACAGAAAAATTTACATTCTTTAGAAAAAAGAAAGTAGGAGAAACTACTCCTGTTCTTGCGACATTTTCTATTAGTCCAGCCGCAAGTATTGTAAATGGCAATATCAATGCTGTGTTCAATGTGTCAACAAATTTAACAACCAGTCCTACTTTAAATTGGGACACGCTGTATGAAACAGCAAATATCTTTATTGATAATGTTACCACAGGCACAGTAACACCTAATGGTGCAGGCATTGGTACAATTACAAGACAAGTTTATGATGACGCAACATTTGCATTGCGTTTAACATCTGGTCCAAAAGTTTTAGCAACTAGTTCTAATGTAACTGTGCAAAATATCAACTATACATTTAGTAATGTAAGTTCGCCTTTCTTTAACAATGCAAGTTTTATTGTTAACAGTATATTACCAGTTGGTACAACAGTATATTGGAGTCTAACAGGTACTAACACAGGTATTTTTAATGCTAGCACTGGTAGTGCTGTGGTAGGTGCTGGTGGCAATATCAGTTTGCCATTAACAATTAATCCAGCCACACAATATTATACAGAAGCAACTATTGCTGTACAATTGCGTACACAAAGTCCTACTGGTAGAGTAATTGCAACCAGCAGTAACTATGTTGGTGTGCGTTCACCAGAATACTTTGCACTACATCCAAGCAGAGGTGGTTACACACCTCCAGCCAATGTGGCAAGTTCACCTACCCTAAGCAATATCAGTGTGTCAAGATCAAATGTGTATCGAGGTGCTGTACTTGCACCGGGTGGTAACATTTATGCGCCATCAGGTAATTCAACTAACAGTAATACTGTTCTTAAGATCAATACAACTGCT